GGTTGCAGAACTTGAAAATGTTTTCAACAGAGTCGAAAGCATAATCAAGCGTGATAGGACGTACGTCCTTGCCTTCATACCAATCTGCACCGCAAGACTCCCGAAAAGGGCCTTGTAAAAAGGTCTTATTCCGGTTGACTTTGAAACCGCACACTCCTAGAATTTCTAGGAGACGTGTGGCTGCTGACTGTCGTATGATTATATCATCTCCGTACACGACAAAATCGTGCTTCAGAGATAACTCATCATATGTAGCAGCACAAAGTGACGCAAATAGAAGCGTCTCAAGCGGGAAGCAGAAGCCATTACCCATAGAGACAAACTTATGATAGGTAAATTCCTTACCTAGCAACAGGTAGTCTCTACTCCTAAGAGAGTTCAGAAGATCGAACCACTCAGGGGGTAGCATGTAACGAACAAACTCGATTGCAACACTATCACTAGCGCTGCTCAAGTCTATTGTTACATACGGATCAGGGACATCCGGGATAGATCCCTCGCGGGCTTTATCCTGGTTCAGTCCCTGGTCTTGCAGATTGTGACCAACCCTTTTCAGGCGTTTCCGCATGTAAAGGTCGATCCCTTTCTGTAAGAACCCGTTAAGTAACGGCTCGACAGCTATGGTCCTTTCGACCCTAGCCGTCTTGGGCACAAACGCTATTTTATTGTAGTTTACCACTCGTGCCCTAGACTCAAACGCCTTGTAAAAGGCGTCGGGATCCAAGGAAAAGAACCTCGCATTGTCAGGCTTTAAAAGAAGCTCGATAATGTGTTGGTCCCTGATCATTGCTGATCTCGAGAGGTAATAAGCGCCAGGCGACACGGTCCATCTCTCGGAGAGTAACTTCCTCGCGGAGTTGGTAGCATTTCCGTGGACACCTACTGAGGCACCAGGACCCCAGCCGCAAAGGCCATATATGTCAACAAGATCCGGTAAAGGACCTAAAACATATCTGACCCAGTTACAAGCTTTTGCAAGAATGTAACTGTTAGGATCGCGTCTTTTAAACGCGCGGAAGCGAGCGTTGATGCGTTTGCATCTATGCTCGGCATACTTAAACTTCCGAATAGCCTCCTCTCGCGCTCCAAACTGACATACGGAGCTTGGGAAGGGATACTTCCTAATTAATGCAGCTAGCTGATTCGCCACAAAATGCTCTGTGGCTGTTGGATACGACTGTTCAACAATTGAATCAGCGAAAACGACCATCTCCGAGAATTTCTTTGCACGGAGTAAACCATGCATCGATTTTGCCCAGGGATAGTCAGCGGTCCTCAACAATTTGTCGAGAAAGAGCCGGTAATTATTCCAGCTCTCCCTCTTCAGATTGCTGTCAGTCGACGTTAGCTCTGACAACATTTTGGATTTCATCACGATCTCCAAAGTAAGTTAGGCTACTTGGGTACGTTCAAATTAATGAGCGTCTCCAACAGCTTTTTCAATGACTCTAAGAGCTGAAGCATTAGCTCCCAGAGGCCCAAGAGACGAACCAGATCGATATCCATACCGTCTATCTTCACTTTCTTTGTGGAAATAGATTAGTAGGAAATCTTCTGGTTCTTCACAAGGGTTTTGAAGTCCGCACCGGAAAGGTACGAACCCATATCATTGAGAAGAGCGTCGACGTCAGCGCCTGCAAAACCCACGGGAACGCTAACACTGATTTCGAGAATCGCATCACCAGTTGTGGTGAGCGCCCCGGTCAGTGTCAAAGTACGCGAAAGCTTGGCAGAAGTGCGACCAACGCCGCTGAAGGAACCATTGGGCTTAGGCGCAGTCCGCTTCAGTAGAAGATCATCTTTCACTGAAAGCGTATGAGCCGGCCCGTTGTATCCTACGGTGTTTACACCGTATTGATCAGCAGAGAAGGTCTTTGCGTTGATGGTTAACGACATTGGGTTACTACTCCCTAAGTAACATTCTTATTAGGCAGGATTGCCCAACAAGTTATCCCCTACAACGTAAGCTAAGTAGAGGGCTTTTAATTAAAGATCCAATTTACCGGATCACTGTCGTGGTAAGCACCATCACAACCGATAGCGGGGTCATAACGCCCGCGAAAGTCATGAGAAGTGCGAACCAAAACAGATTAGCAGCCCTTTCGCTCTGAGCGTACAAATCATACGTTTGGAGATCCATGTTTACCCTTTCCGCCTTTCGAGATCCTCCGTCCTGCTAGGAGAGACCGTATCAGGCGTCGTGTGTATTTCAATTGTAAACTTCAGCGGTTGCCTCTTAAACGGGTTGTTTTCCGTTATAGGAAGTGGACTAACAACGACTGCCTTTACGGCAATGTCGCTGTTCTTGATCTCCTCCCACATACTTTCGTCTGTGATAAGGTGAGCAAGCAACTGAAGTGCTGCATTTGATACACGTTGACTCATGATAGGCTCCTAGTTAGATGAAAAGACTCGTTAGGTTGGATGAGTAAACACGTACATCCCGAAGTCCTTTACCGGACAACGAGACCGCGTAGCTGCTGGGTTATTAAGCCAGCAGAGTCCGCTAGACGCGTGTTATCATCAAAGCGAAAGTCGCTTTTGACCACAAGCGCGGGGCCGGGTAGGCCCACAACCCTCTTCTTGGTGATTAGTCTTTCGACATAAGCACCACCAGGTGGTTGGTCCAGCACGTAACTTGCACTTGTAACTCTGGAACCTTTGACGAAATAGGAGCTTATAAGCTTCTCTTCGACAGTGTACCCAGAGCAAAGATTAGTCACGCCTGGCCTCGGGATGCTCGCGTTAATGAAATCACTAACGTTAGCAAACCAGTCAACGACGAACGAGAAGGGAATTAAATCCCAGACCGTTTTCGGAATCTGATCAAGGGTTAAACCGAGATCAGTTTGCGAATCTTGGATATACTCATCCAGAGACATAGCCCTCACCTTAACTTCGTGACGTCTATTCTCTAGAAAAGTAGTCTCCAATACGCCGAAATTACTGACTAACTCCCTATTGGTAACTCCGCTTAAACGAGCAGTAGACCGCTCGGTCTTACGGATTTTCCCTTTAGACTTGGAGTTGAGGGTCTTCAACACAGCCTTGATATCGTTTATGAGGGGTAAAACCCCATACCGATATTTTAGCCACTCAGAGGCTGGAACAGCCAGCAGATCTGCACCAGAGCGCACTCCCTTGGAACCGTCCCGAACAGAGAAGCCTTTTAAAGTCTTCGTAAGTTTGGTGATCCCTTCAAAGGGGTGTTTTAAGAGCTTGATCGTTTTCGAGAACTCGGCAATGGTTTCCCATCCGCCGGCGTCTCCGGTACGTATCTTGCTCTTCACTTTGGTAGCAGCTTCTGAGACTAGTCTAGCAATATCGTCAGTGGTCACGATCGTCGAGGAAGGGACAGCAATAGTGCCGTCACTACCGAGACTAAGTGCCCTTTTAAGCAGTATCGGGAGTGTTTGTTCGTTAGACCGATAGGTCACACGTCTAAGCACACCGTCACAGTTCTGACCGACCCCAGATTCCTTAATAACGTATCCGATCGAAGAGTGGAAAACTTCCCGCTCGACTTTCTTCATAGGGTTAAACACTGTTTCACCCTTACGTTTCTTACGGAACCACTGGGGCGTGACTACGTCTTCAAAGGTTATTACTTTCCCCAACTTACTTGGAACCTCAGAGTAGTCGACGACCCATGCAGATTCTGCACAAGTCGCCCACGTGCGCTGTTCTTCCATGTTAGGAGGAGTCGTAAATTCGCCTTTTTGCCGTAGTCTCATCATTGCCTCTAGTAGGTGGTGGTGAAGGAGGAAAGAGGCTTTAGGAGGAATCGTTTCAGATCCCAACTAAGGCTTAACCTCAGATGAGGG